TAATGATTTGATATGGGCTGCAGATTCAAACCCACTTGAGCTGCTACCGCAACTATAATAGTAAGTAGTAGATTCCCAAAATTTCCATCCAGATGATTCTGTACCAATATCTTTACAATTTTGATACCAGTCTGGTTGTACATATTCTTTGTGTGTCGCAACTTTTACAGTTGTTGTTCCGCCGCCACAGGCCGCAAGTGTTGCTACCACAGCAGCAATAAATAGTTTCTTCATAATTCCTATTTGGTTAAGGTTTAAGTATATAATAACACATATGTTCAATGTGTCAAGTATTTTTTACAACCATTTGTAAAATCGGTGTTTTCCAATCCTACCAATTGGGTATAGAGTAGGGGCCCATTTTGGGGATACATATGTAGCATGATAATGGGTGCTACCTTCGCTGATGCCACGCATGACATTCCTGCTCAATAACATATATGCAACTGCTTGGGCCTGTTTCCAAGATTGTTCATCATCTATTACATCTGGCTTGCCATCGCAATACCAACTAAATTGACATTTATTTTTTACAGGCACTAGTTCGGCATCATTTGGATCTGGGGTTTTCTTAGTGCGCCATGATTCTTGTACTGGTCCTTCGTATATTACAGCACATATATCATTTGGGTATCGCTTGTCATGAACTCGATTTAAAACCACATCTGCCACTGCAAATTGTCCTGCCATCATATCATTGCGTGCCTCGTGATAAATGTTTTTTGCAAGGCAATCTAGTTCAGGTTCAGTGATAGTATAAATTTCAGCTGGAAGTAGGTCACTTAATGATTTATTAGACAGCTCATTTAAATTAGGAGAGCCAAGAGACTGGGGATTGGTAAAAGCGGAAAGCAATAACATTCCGCCTAGTGCAAATAAAATTTTTCTTAGCATTTTACCTTCCGAATTGTTGTTGCTTTATCATTTCTTCTGATGCTTTTTTATAGTTCAGATAAGCTTGAAATTTTTCTTCGTTATCCTTACTATGCATAAACGTGGACAGATAAGCAGACATTTTATCTGTTCGTTTAAGTCCTACTCTTTTTCTGCTATTTTCCATATCCATTATTTCTTTTTTAGCTTTTTCTACATCATTAGCTAATAAATCAGATTGGCTTGGCTGAGCTTGTTGAGCAGTCTTGCTATCGGTAGATGTCATATTATTAAGTGCATCTCTTACTTCTGCAGATTTCTTCGGATCAAGTCTACTGTAGTCAACAGCGTCCTTCAATGCTTGAGCAATGGTTTGCACCCATCTAGGAGGATCATTTGCGTATCTTTTCGCATGGTATAGATACTTGTCAACAGTTTTGTGATCAGCATAGATAGTTTGTTTACCTACGTTGTATTTTTGATGCGTATCCATTTGTTGTGAGTCAATGGTTGATTGTAAAGCAACTTTCAGTGATTTAGGCATATCTGGCCGCACTTGGAATGCCGATCTAGGATCCTCTCCCTTATACCATTTGGCAAATGCGTTTGCCATATATGCTGTAATATTGCCATAATCAACTGGGTCGTATTCTCTTTTTTGAAATTTGTCATTATCACCACCACTTAATTCTGCTGAAGCAGGTGTTGGGTCTAATTCATCGCTTCCAAAATTAATCATAGCCTTCAGCGTATTACGTCCAACATCGCCATCTGGTTTTAAACCTTCTTTCTTTTGAAATTTTCTTACAGCATTGGCGGTGTTTTTTCCATACCAACCATCTACTTTACCCGCCTTATATCCGTTATCATTTAAAAACTGTTGAACAGCTTTGACTTGAGATTTAATTAAACCTTTTCGTCCACGTTTAAACATGCCACCGTGATCATAGTTTTGAAACCATTCTCCAACGTCTTTAAGTGACATCTTTTTTTCTTCAAATAAAATTTCATTTGCTAGCATTTTTTTATCCCTTGCTTACCATTTTGTGAACCATAACATAGGATTTCCAATTGGTGTTTCTAATCCTGGAATTTGTACCACAAATTTTTTCATATCTGGATGTGCTTCAAATAAAGCTAATTCTAAATACTCAATCATTGATTCTGTTTGTAATTGTTTATACAAGTCCATTACTGCCATAGGTGTATCTGCAATGAAAAGAGCAATATCTAGATCATGATACATTGTAACTTCCACGCCATATTTTTTTGCAATAGTTTCCGCAACTTCCATATTTTTCATTTCAGCAACTACATAATCAAAAGAAAAGGCATATACATCTTCTTTTGAAGTATAAAACAGTGGATATTTTTTACCACCTCTTACAATATGTCTATCAATGTGTACAAAAGTCCTGCCATTACCAAGGTATGTATCAGTATGTAATTCTGCTTGGACAGGAAACTGTATCAAAAATAACAAAAAAATAGACGAAAAAATAGTTTTGATTAGCTTCATTATTGTTCCTTAAATTTCTAACTTTTTGTATTTAGCAAAAAAGCAGGAGGGATAGTCCGTTCTGTTGCCCGGTGGACTATGCCGCGGAGTTCACAACTTATTAGGCTGCTAGTAATTCACCTTCATTAGCCATTGACATGTCTAATGAGGTAAATGCTCCAGGTACAAAATTTTCGTTTGCACTTATCAAAGTTTCTTGCATTAACCGAGCTTGCTCCGGATAACTCAGCATCCCTACTTACTGCTTGTCGAATACCTTAACACCCCCGTATGTTGAAAATGTGTGGTGGAGGTGGCCGGAATCGAACCGGCGTCCAAGTTCAGCTTTTGTTCAGCGTCATCGTTATTAGTTTAGATCAGGTACGTGTAAAGCAATTTCTGCTGACCAAATTAATATGTATATAATAGCCATACACAACAACCAAATAGCCAAGTTTTTACCGTCACGCATCTTAATCTCCTACGTTAGCAACCGCACTCTTTGCAATTAGGTTTACAGTCTTTGCAGTTGCACGGATTGCATTTACAGTTTGGATTATTACACATAATTTTCTCCTTGTCAATTATTTATTTGCCTTGTCCACGATATCTTTTCCATGCCCTTCGAATTCCTTTATTCTTGGGACGGCTATAGCCACTGTTTCCTATACTAGTCCTTTTACGAAATCTTGTTCTTTTTTGTACTTTAATTTGCGCCATTTTTTTCCTTTAATCTGCAAATGAGGTTCCTGATCCTGATATGATTACACCACTACCTACAAAGGGTTGTATACCTTTAGCACCCGAATGATCAAGCGGACAAGTTCCAAATGTGCTGTCGCCTATCCTAGCAACAGGAATTCCGTCCGCATTTGTTGTTCCTGATCCTGACGTTATTGTAGCGACATAAGGTCCTGTAACTGAATCACCTATCCTAGCAACAGGTATACCATCTGCAAAGGTTGTTCCAGAACCGGACACAATAGTGCTTACATGACCACAACCTGGTAATACTGAATCTCCTACTCTAGCTATTGCTGGCATAAGTTACATCGCATTCTTTTTGTCTTGGATTTCTTTCCTGCGATCTTTTGTTAATTTACCTAGATCGCCAAGAGCTTTCCTTGCTCTTGCTGCGGCTGCCTTTACTCCCTTATCATCGAATGTGGCTGTTTCTGCCATATACATTGTATAGGCATGTACTATTTGTTCATGTAATGTCATTTTATACTCCTAAACTTATTCCTGTTGTTGATTGTAAGTAATGATCTGCAACTTCTTTATGACTTTTTGCAGTAATTACTATTTGGTTTTTACTTACGGTCAAATCCTTTTCTGGATCAACTGTCAGCATAAAAGGTATCATTGCTAATCCTTTTTCTGACATCATTGCCATAAGTGGCTGTTTTAATTTTATTGTGCTTGTGTCGTCTGCAAGCAATTTTCCTACTATTTCTTCTCCTGACGAAAGTCTTACTGATATCACATCACCTGTTGTATAAGGTGCCTCTATTAACATTTTATCCTTTATGCATAATATTTTGATAATTCATAGTTTCTACGTATGTAATCATTTGATCACACCCACCTACACTTTTACCGTCAATGGTAATTTGTGGAAAAGTTTTTGCACCTGGAAACCATTCAAAGATTTGGTCTCTTGTAAAATCTTTATCTAGTTGCTTATACTCGTAATCTAAATTCCTAGTTTCACAAAAAATTTTTGCTTGATGACACTTAGGGCAAGAACTTTTTCCATAAATTTCAATCATAATGAAAATCCTTTTAATAGGTCTTTATTAACATCTTGTTTTATACCGCCAATTATATATGATTCTACTTCAGTTTCCTGGGGAGCAACCTGTAAGCTCGAACTGCTTAACCAATGTGTAGTCCATGGTAGAGGGTTAGTGTTCACTGGTTGTTCAAATATTGTTTCATAGCCAAGTGCTTTTAAACGCCTATTAGCAATATATTCTACATATTGATCTAATAGCGTTTTATTTAGTCCAATCATCGACCCATCCTTAAATAAATACTCCGCCCAGGCTTTTTCTTCGCTTACGCACTCTTGCCAAATATCATATACTTCTTGCTCGCATTCTTTTGCTGCTTGTTGCATAGCAGGATCGTCTTTGCCTTGCATCCATAGTTTTAAAATATGTGTGCTGATTGCTAAATGCTGTGCTTCGTCACGTGCAATTAACGAGATAATTTTTGCAGATCCCTCCATTAATTTTAATTCACCAAATCCAAACGTACATGCAAAAGATACATAAAATCTTAGTCCTTCAAGGATGTTTACAGTCATCATCGCAAGGAAAAGTTTTTTATTTAGGATTTTTTTGTCAATTGACTTATCGTGTGTATATTGCTGTGCCAGTTTCATAAATTCATCGTAATACTTTGTTACACTGTTTGCACGATTAATAATCATTTCGTCGTCTAGTATCGTATCAAATACTTCCTCGGGATTCGCATACACGTTTTTCATAATATGGGTATAAGATCGACTGTGGATAGTTTCAAAGAAATCCCATGTAACAATGCATCCTTCTAATTCAGGCAGTGATACATATGGAAGGAAAGCCAGACAAGGACCTCTACCCTGTACGCTATCAAGTAGGGTTTGATATTTTAGATTTGCAGTGAAAATATGTTTTTGCTCAGGACGGAAACTTTGATAATCAGCCCTATCCTTCTGTAAGCTTACTTCTTCCGGCCTCCAAAAGTAACCTAACATCGTCTGATTTAATTTATCAAACTGCGGAAATTTAAAAGTATCATATCGCTGCACATTTTGGTCAGCACCAAAAAACATATGTTGTTTACTAAAATCGATCTTATCTCTATTAAAAACGGTTTTCATTTTTTTCCTTTCAAATTGTACATGCTTCACACTCCTCGTCGGGTATTTCTAACTTTGGAGCAATTAGTTGTTCTTCTTCTTTCTCTTCGACATCATTTGGATCAATTTTAAAATCATATGTATTCTGATAATAACTTGTTTTCCATCCGAGCTTGTAAGTTGTGATTAAATCTTTGATCATTATGCTCATTGGTACTTCGTTATTGGGATAGTGTGTAGGATTGTAACTCCAATTACCACTGATTGCCTGATCAAAGAATTTTTGCATCACTGCTACGATATTTATATAACCTTGGTTGTCTGGCATGTCCCACAGTAATGTGTAATAAGCTTTTAAACTTTGGTATTGCGGAACTATTTGTTTTAGGGGCCCTTTTTTACTTTTCTTAACTGATAAGAATCCTCTTGGAGGTTCAATACCATTTGTTGCATTTGATACAACTGAACTGCTTTCGCTTGGCATTTGTGCTGATAATGTGCTATGTCGCAACCCCCATATTTCTATTTGTTTACGTAAATCGTCCCAATCCATTTTCAAATCATTAGGAACAATAGTATCTACATCATCCTTGTAAGTATCAATTGGTAATAGGCCTTTTGCATATTTTGTTTTCTTGTAACCATCGCATACACCTTTTTCCTGTGCAATCCTATTGCTTGCCTTTAAAAGATAGTATTGGAAAGCTTCGCTCAAATCATGCACTAAGACAGCACCATTTGGATCACTATAGGTTACCTTATTTTTTGCTAGATAGTGTGCAAGTCCAATATAACCTATTCCTAATGATCGACGTGCTTTTGTCCCTATTTCTGCTGCTTTTACAGGATACTTTTGATAATCAATAATTTCTTCTAAACCTCTTACAGCCAAATCGCATAGTTCTTCTAAATCGCC